GCGTGTAAAACTGCGCCGACCACGCCGTTAGTGCTTGTTGTGGTTGCCGTTAGTCTGGCAATAGACTGTGCTCCTGTTGGTAGTCTCGGATCTATAGCACCAAGAGATAAAACTGATGAGTAGTATTCTGGACTGCTTGTTGTTGGTACTTTTTGCGTAGTACCCCAAATTACCTTGTTTGCAATAGCTGTAGCTGCTCCCGGTAGTGGTGAGTATCCATCTGACGCTACATAAACCGTCTGTATCTGTGCGCCTCCTGTATAGGCAGAGACTCTGTAGCCATTATTCCCTGTACCACCTGAAAACACATAAATAACACCATTCACGTTCACAATGGCCGTGATAAGGGTGTCCGGTACTGGTACTCTCCTGTAAAACGACGGTGAAACTGCGTCCCAAAAGAACAGGGCTGATTCACCCTGCGAAAGATTGCCGTCATTCGTCTGTATAGCCGCTACAACGAGGTCTGTACCGTATGAGTTGATCGCTGTTGGTTTATATCCGAAAGGAAGGTCTAGGGCGTTGTAAAGTGACGTATTGTCCGTATCCCCCTCGTCTGTAGTCTTCTTTGTTCGTATCTTATGGATAAGTCCCTGCCCCTGTGCAAAGTCACAGAAGTACAGTGCGCCGTCTCCATGAACGTGTGCTACATGATTAGGCAGTGTTGCGCTCTGCCTAATGGTCGGGTAGGTCGTGTCTGTAAGGGCTGTTTGACTCCCAAGTGTCGCTCCCGTCCATACTCCTGAAGTCATTGAGGGTGAGTTGTTCAGTGGCCCGTAACGAGCAACGTCCGTGTCTGTAATGAAATAAAGGTAGTTATTATAGTAAACTGCTCCGTTCCCTGATGCATTCGCAATGGTTGATACTGTTGTTTCGCTTGCAAATGATGAATCCCAACTGTGAACCTTCCCGTCTATACTGTATCCGTAAACCTTAGCGTCCTTCGGGTTTGTAATGAGCCAAGTAACAAGGTCATCTATTGAGTCTGTGAAATCAGCGTATGCGCTAGGTCTTAATACGCCTGATGGAAGGTAGTCGTTATCTGCATCAGAAACAGGAAGATCAGGGTCTATGCCGACCCCGGTTAAATATTGCCCGTCAGCGTATAGATAAGAGGACGGTGATATTCCTCCTAATACACCTGTTATCTGTATGCTTTTCCTCGCCATAGTTATTCATAGTCAACGTACGCCGGTTTCAGTTTTCCGTGCCTATCTTCATTACGTCTACCGTAGAAATTAAGCATGTCGAACTCCAGCTCTTTTCTTATAGGTATGATTACATTCATAAGGTCTGGCTTGTGTGCCATGCCCCACGATTCACATGCCATCATCGGAATCATCTCGTGGAAAGGCTCTGCTATACCGGGTTCTTGTGTCGTATCTGCTGTCGTAAACTCGTCAATCTCTCGCACCGTCCACACCTTGAGTCCTGCTGTTTGGTTCGCATCTGGTTCTGGGTAAAGATACAGGTCTTTCCCTATAATGTCGTAGTATGGTGCTGTTTTAGTGAAGTATTTATCCACCGTTGCATCATCTAATGATCCTGAGAACTCCCCTTGATCTATCGGCTCTGCCTTGTGCCAGTTCGTTCCGTCATAGGTAATCTCAACACGTTTAACCGTTAGGATCTTATCTGCTAGTGCTAATTCGTATGAGCGAGTGCCTGATACGGTATTGATTGACTTTATGTATCCTGAGTCTGCATGATTCGGATCATCAAAATCCCACTCGTCCGTAGAGGCTATTATCTTGTTTACAACCTTGTGGTATGCGGTGTTTACCAGTCTCGTGAACTCCTTTAGCCTTGATGTGTCACCACTAATCTGAGCATAACCAAGACCCGTCAACATCTCGCAGTGTTGGATTATGCCTGTAAGGTTTGCGGTGTCGTTAAATTGCATATTATGCAATAACCACTACGAAATTATTGTCCGTTGCCAGTGTATTAACGCTATCTGTTTCCGCTTGCGATAATGCTTCGCTTATGTGATAAACAGCGTTTGTATTGTTACTATTTCGTTCTGAATACGAATACTTGCTACCGAGTACATCTAGCATCTGTTGATGCAATAACTGAGTGTCATATTGTGTGCATGTAATAGTCATATTTAGTCAGTATTAGCGAAAGCCCTGTTGATTAGTGATGAGCGATAAATCCTTAATTTCTTCGCAACTCCCTCTTGTGGATTGATTAATGCACAAGCTCTTAATCCAGTAGTAGATGTTGGCAAATTGGTTGTATATGTCGTTACGCCATTACCTAGCACTGTTCCGTCTGCATCTTTTAGCCTTATCTTATAAGTTGAAGTATCAACGATGTTTATTTCTAAGTGATAGAAAGTGTCCGCTGCTACTGTTACGCCTGTATCCGTTAGCGATTGTGTCGTTCCATCGTCAAGCATTGCCTGAAATGTACTATCGCCTCGCCCCGTGCTGTATTGGAGACCGAAAGCCGGAAGACTGAAATCGTCAGCATCACTTATATCTGCAAGTGCTGTCATGTCCGCCAATCCAATGAATGAGCGATAGTTTGTTATATCGCTTGGTATCTGAAAGGCAAAACTCATAAACGGCTTATGGTCTGGTCGTGTATGGTCGTACCCTGCAAAAAAGCCGTGGTCTACACCAGATACTGATGATGATGTCTGCTCGAAATAATTACCGTATGCGTCAATTCCGTTCACCGCCGTGCTATCCGTAAATGTTCCGCTATTGAATAACCCTACGCCGTCCATGAATTGGCTCGCACCTGTGTAGTCGTTGTTGGGTTGCAATACGCCTGTCATGCGTCCTAGTAATCGAGTAATGCCTGTTACAGATACTCCGCTTGCTCCGCCTCCGCTTATATTCAATCCCATATTATTCTGTTGCTAAGTATGTCGCTGTTAGTGATGCCACTGCTCCAGCAATCGTCTTTGTAAATTCTGTTGTTGAGATAACCCAAACTGCACCTGTAGATGCTGCTATCCCATGTTCTCCGAATCCGACATCCACTGTAGTGTCCGTACCTGTAGTATGTGCAACCTTAATAGGTGCTGCTAAAAATGTCACCGCACCATCTCCCGGCAAGGATGCTGCGTTAACAAGCTGTAGATAATAGTCGTCCGATGATGCTGTTGAGTCTATACGCCCAAAAACTTCATAGACTTTGCAGGGTGCTGCACTGATAACTGACGATGCTTCTAACGCCGATGTTGATGCATCTACTGAGAACGCTGCTGCTATTTCCTTGTTGATTTTTTCTGAGATTACTCCTCCGTCGTGTGTCATATGGTTATATTATATCATTTAATTGTTTTCCCAAGAAACAGGGGGTGACTATTTTCATATTATTTATCAAATAGCTTATTAAACGCTGTTTTAAGCATCGCTTCAATCGTTTCAAGTTTCGTCTCAATACTTGCCAATCGTTCACCATTCCGTGCATGTACCTGCTGTATATCCCTTAAATCACTATCTACTCGTTTCATCTCGCTTTCCATAGACTCTAGCTTCTCCGCATGTTTTCCGATAGTCGCTCGCATAGACGCAAGCCATACTGCACCACCGATTACTGCACCCGATACTGCAATAAGTAGTCCTATTGAGATTGTTGTACTTTCGCTTATTATTTCCATACTATATTGCTGTTCGTGAAATCTCAAACCAATCTGTCCCGTCTAGTTCAATCATTAGTATATCATTTGCAGTAGCTGAAAAGTTGCCCGACCCTGCAAGCCGTATCTGTCCACTACCTCCTGCCTGATCTGTCACCGTGAGTGACCCGTCAAACTTCAAACGAATCCTTGCACCTTCAGCCCATCCAAGTACAGCGATATTATCAATGGTCGTTGTTCCTGTAATGTCGAAGCTCTTACCCAGTCCTAGTGTGAGCGTCGATGCACTAGCAACATCTGCGCCCTTTTCATCGTGTAGATGAGGTGGTACTGAGCCATTGGTAATTGTCGTTCCATCTGATGCATATGCAATCTCACTTGTACCTCCGTCCGCACTTACGGCGTTGGTATTGGTTGCTGTGGTCACGGAACTGTTTGCACCAATTTCAATAGTAGCTGACCGTTGGGCGGTCAGTAGGTAGTTGCTCCCGACCTCTCCATGTAGGTGTGGTAAGAATACATCCCCCCCAACCAGCTTATTGGAATTGTTTACGATAATACCTGTACTATTAGATGCTGCTACCGTCCCCGATCCATTTTCAAATAACCAAACATCACGGTCATCCAAACCATCTCCATTGAAGAAGCTAGCCCCCTCTACCGCAATGCCACTAGTTCCAAGCCCCCGGAAAACTACACGAGCTAGGGAGTTCACGAGTGCATCCATCTGAACACCAATATAATCTGCGTTTGCCACGCAATTTTCCGTATCAAATACTGTCCCTTGATCCCACCTGTTGAATCCGTCATTGGTAAGTGTATGGAAGCCCCTAGGAGACACCCCGATGTTCGCTATGTAACACCCACTAAAAAAAGCTCGCCCGTCACCACCCGACTGAAACCGGTTAATATGGGAATGACAGTGCTTTAGCTCTACTTTGTCCGTGGTCAAGAAGAACCACACCTTGTTACCCGTAAACTTAACTTTTTGAATATTGTATTGTGTGGAGTTCTTCGCTACCACCGTTGTAGTGAGGTTGAGCGTCGTATCTTGGCTTATCAGGCTTATATCGTCCGATGTGGTCGGAACGGCAATGTCCAGGTTCTTGTCCTGAGTTATCCATAACCTGTTGCCGGTGTTTCGCCAGACCCAGCCTCTTCGAGCGTTTGCGGCACCCCCGACATACTCTATTAGCCGTCCTCGCCATTCGTCGTCTGAAAGTGCCGAACCGTCTACTGTTACAGATATTAACTCGTCTTCTGTTGCATGATGAACCGTTGTAATGTTTCGTGTTTCTTCTGTTGATTCTGTCCCAATAAACGTAATCCAGTTGATCTCCGAGAGAGTTCCCGGTACATCAAATGTCCCAGCTCCGAACTGTACTGTTTTGGTACTGGGATTAGACATGCCAACCATTTGAATAGCACGTTCCATTGTTTTGATAGGATTCGCTGATGAACCGTCACCATTATCATCGTCCCCTGTTGTTTCAACGTAGATAGTTGAGGGTAGGGTAGACGGGTTCAAATATGGCCTCTGGTCGTCTAAAAGGCTATCGGGTGTCTTCCCGAAGATTACGTTCTCGTTACTACGCATACGCCTCCAAACGATAGTTTGTATCGGCGGAGTGGATGAGCTGTATGCTGTGTATATCCCTCCTGTATATCTTAAATTCGTCCTTCTTCAGCGTGATTGCGTCGCTGAACGTCGCTCCGTCCACTGATAATTTGTACGTAAATGTATTCCCTCCGTCATTTATGAAAAATACGCTCTTAGCATTCTTACCAAGCCCTGCATTGATGTTCACAGTCACATTAGCAGTAACCGCCCCTTCTGATACGAAAGGGAGGCTACCATCGGCAGCAGACTGAACTTCATATGGCCCCTTCTTAGGTGATGGGCCTGGTATTATCTGCATGTCGGTCATATCATTCTATAAAAGGCTGTAATTCCCCCTCTACGGAGGCTAATTGTTGCTGGAGATCGTACCTCCTAGACGCTATATCTGCATATTGCGACACAATGTCTAGGGTGCTCATCTCGTTATTTTTCTTATTAAGAGCTATGCGTCTGATTTCACCCATAGAGTCTTCAAATCTCTCTGCAAATGCTACGATCTTCTTCATTTTCTCCGCATCTTTTGGGTTTGTAGCGAGCAATACGGGATTTACCTTTAGAATATCGAACAGTTGTGTGCCTATTTCTATACTCCTGGCTCCTACCTGATCGAACGCTGTATCGTTTGCTTGCATACTATGAAATCAACTTAATCCACTGTTTTGCAATGGACTGCCAATCATATTTTACCATATTTTGACGCATTTCGTCCCTTTCTTTTTCTGTAATGGGGTTCTTGAGAGCTTTTATACACTCTTTCACCCATTCTTTACGTGCCTTTTCCTCTTTTAGTCCGAAGTCAAACTGATACGGTTTGTCCCAGTTCTCCTCATCTACATTCGTTTTAACCTTCACTCCGTGCTGTACCGTTTCCGCTAATGCTCCGAAGTCTGTTGCCACAGGCAATGCCCCTGCCGCCTGTGCCTTTCGTGCGGATATACAGTCAATCTCAAAGAACGCTGTTGGATAAGCGAAAACACCTGCTCGCTGGTAGAGTTTAGCTACTTCCTCGTGGCTAACACGTCCAAGGGCCGTTACCCCATCCGTGTTCTCTATTTTCTCCATCAGTTCCTTCTTCCATTCACCCTGCTTGCTGTTTGCGGAGTGTACGGAATCAAACACGTGGAACCCATACGCCCATTCAAGCCTTGCTTCTGGCACTTCCTTTTTCACCTCTGCAAATAGATCGACAAGGGTCATCATTGACCTATCCGGTGATGAAGTATTGATCAGTAGCATAGGGTCACGTTCCTCATCGCCTTGCATGTCCTTCCAGTGAATACCGTTCTGTACCACAGTAAACTTCTCGTCCGGTACGGCAGGGAAGAGGTCTCTATGTGCTTTTGACTTCACGAGTATCTGGTCTACACGCCTTAACCGTCTCTTGTTTAGTTCTCCCGGAGGAATCACATCATGTAAATCAAGTAATACCTTTTCCGAGTTGATCTCGTGGTCTAACGCCCTTGCGGATCGCCAAAGGATCACCGTATCCTGTTTATCGCGGTAATTCCACATCCAGAACGGCTTATATGTAACGCCCTCTATTTTCGCCTCAGAACCGCCGCAGTTGTTATATACCGTAACATTCCACCCATCTGCCGCAAAAGCCTCTGAGAGGTTAACTACAGCCTCCTCAGAGCCTCCTAGTCCCTTGGTTCGTGCTGTATTACCGTCCCATTGCTCCTCTGTGTACCCACAATAGTACACAAGGTCTTTTCCTGATGATTCTTCCTTTACGAAGTTCTCGTTCCTGATCTTACAAACCATCGGATGACTTTTCATGCTATCTGGGAGTTTCTCCATCGCTGTTCGCAGTTCCTCACCCTCAAGCTCCTTCATCGCCTCCACTTCTTTGTAATATGTTTCGTAGAGTTCGGCTCGTTCCGTCATTCGCTCCACTTTGTCCGCTAACTGTTTATCCCGTGGCATGATCTCAGCACATGCCTTTAGTGCATCGAGGGCAAGACTTGGCATTTCCATACGGTCGTAGACTGCTGCAAGTATAGAAAGCGGTATGTAGTCATAAGCTCGTGGATTGTACACAATCATTCGAGAATACGGCTTATCCTGTCCATGGCTAATCTGCCCCAGACCAATAAGGATGTAATCTCTCGCTTCTGCGAGCTTGTTTAAGTAAAAACAGCACCTTCCAGCCATATGATAACCATCTGGCACGGTAGGACGCATCCCAATAGCAAGCTGAGCGTGTTTGAGAGCCTCTGCAAACCGTCCTTTCTCGCTAAGCATGTCAGAAATCCGTACATGAGCTAAGAAAATCTCCTCATCTGACTGTGATTCGTCTATAAACTGCTCAAATGTAACCAGTCCCGTATCAATATCACCCGTTCCCATCTGGGCACAGGCTAGGTTCCACAGAGTACGCGGATCTTCTGGGTTTTCTTTCGCATCCTTTGCTGCAATCTCTAGGTTTCGGTCATTCTTTTCCTCTCTGTCCTCTTCTTTGTAGAGATGGAGTACGTCTATCCCGTCAAAACGGCGTGTATCTAACGCTCTCGTAGGATTAAACGATTCGTGAATAGACCCTTGCCACTCTACGCATCCATCATTCTTGAATATACGTTCCTTGTAGTGAACTACGACAGGGTTCTTGTACTCATCAAAATCATATAAATAAGCGACGCTGTATGCGTCTACGTCGTCGTTCTCATCCAGCACTCCTCGTATCTGCTCGTATCCTCTAGGCACGTCATCACAATCAAGCCATGTCCAGTGCGTATACTCTTCTGGTATCTGGCTAAGGGCGAAGTTCCTTGCTGCTGCAAAGTCATTGATCCATTCAAAGTGACTTACGTTTGCCCCAAAGAACTTTGCTACGTCCTCACATGCTTCATTTTCCCCTGTGATAGTGAGAAAGATGCCATCTACATGCGGTGCTGCATGTGTAAGACATCTCTTTAGTAGTTCTGCCTCATTATCAGAGGCTTTTACGATCATTGATAGTGCTATTTTTGCCATATTACATTGACTTTGTTATTCGGAATACTGGGAACTCCTCCAAAAACCATTTAATACCCTTATGCGTCCTCAGCCACTGATATTCTCCAATATCTAGTTGCTTTCTAAGGGCTATCTCTAGCGTTTCGGGCCATTCGGCGAGATGACGCTCTACTATATCTGACCCTTCTAGCTCGGCGAACTTGTTGCTCACCATGTCTATACTGTTTCGCTTCTTGGTCATGCCACGCTTAAACTCTTCGAACTCACCTGCAAAAATACGAACGTACTCCCTTACGACACCTTTAATCTTCTTTTCCCTAGGAGAAGCGGAATCTGTTTTATCCAGCCATCTCTTAGGGTCACTTACTAAATTTTTCATAATGTTTGGCTCATTCCCCTCCACCCGAAGATGGAGAGAAGAAGACAACCATTAGTCTTTGTCGAATCCGCTAGCGAACCAACAAGAGTCTTGGTTTTGTACTTCAAGAGTCATTTTACCTGCAACTGCGTAGAAGTCGAAGTCACCGTCACGAGCAAGTTCCGTATCGATGTACGGCATCTTGAGGAAGGCAAGCGACAACTTGTTCGGGTTCACCGCAAGTACACGACCAGTTGCATCAGCAGATTGCTGAATGTAACGGTGAGTGTTGATTTGCAATGTTCCAAACGCTGTCTGGTAAGTAGAAACAGTACGCACGATAGTCGTTTGTCCTGCTGCGTTGTTTACAACAACATTACTCTTTTGTGTGAAATCATCCGTCTTTGAACGAAGGAATGATCCCATGTGAAGTTCTGTTGCAATATCTCCGTTAGAGTTCTCCCAGTTGTCACGCATCAATCCGTCAAGAATTGAAGCACTCCATGCTGTTCCAGAGGTATGTGCAGTAGTGTTCGTAGACTTAGAAATAGCCTCGATAATACCACTCATCTTTGGAGCTGTACCTGAAACACCAGATACGAGTGTTGCACGAACAAGGTCAAACTCTGCTGCATTAGCAAATTCTGCTAGTGCTTTTTGTGTTTGACGTTTTAGTTCGTCTTGACCATGATAATGATCAATTTCTTGTTGAGTTCGTGAAACCTTGAAAGGGATCGCAATATTCTCAACAACATTTGTTAGTCGTGAAGGGGTTGATCGAGTAAGAGCTGTGTAGCTTTCACCTTCTCCAACAGCTTGAGAAGCTGCTGTCGCCAACGTATCTGTAAGATAGTGATGAACTGTGTCGATTGCTTTTGTTCGACCCAACCGTGTAAGGAAATAATTTTCCTTTGCAGTTAAGATCTCAACGGCGTTCATTACTACATCTTCTCGTGCCGATACATCCCCATAGGACATTAAGACTTTTGTCTCAGCCATATGATTTTTAGATTATGGCCGTGAACAGATCCTATTTACCGAAAATAGCACTTACAGTGGCATCTACGGCCATCTTTTGAGCCGCTTGAGGGTTATCTTTTACGAGTTCCCTTGCTTTGCCCATTGCGTCTGTTGCACTGCCTAGTCTTGAATTAGGTTGTAAAACCTTCTTCTGCTGCGATGCTTCATCTTGAGCCTTTACTTTCTGAAAAATGTCGGATGCTGCTACCTCGGTCAACGTCTTTCCAGTCGTTCCCTTGAGTTCACGCAAAGTATCCATGTGAGGCTTGAGGTCTGGGTTCTCTGTAAGAAAACTTAGTTCCTCTACCTGCTTTTGTAGATCTTCAGTCGGATTTGCCGTTGTAGGCGTTTCCTTCTGTTCCGGCACTGCACTTGTTTCGTTGTCCATATTGAGTTTGTTTAAGGCGGCATCTAAGTCGCCTCCAAATTGCGAAGCTACTCTTTCGGCCAATTTTTTATACTTACCAGCCGTTCCTACGAACTTCTGAGTTTCTTTAATGGCGTTGAGAGCGTCTTCGGTAGATTTGTACTCTTTACCGAGTGCTTGTGAGATGGCGGTTCTCACATCATCAGATGTTTCCGACGTGGACTCGTCGTTTTCTGACTCCTGACTAGTATCAACAGCCTTTTCGCCGTCCGATGAACCGCCAAGTTCTTCGGGGAGGGCATTTAAGGGAATGTCTCCACTCATACACAGTTGTTAAAGTGATTTACTGGGGTCATAGACCCACGGAGAGGGCATTGCCCCCCTACGCAGAGTTACGATCCGTGAACCTCACGATCATCTCTTCTTCTTGAACACGGTTAAACGCTTGTTTGTTCTCGCCGACGACTTCCACGAACCTATAGAGTTCGTCTAGCCATTCCACTACGAGATCTGTAGCAAGTTGTACCGCCTTTATCCTAAGCATGAAGTCTTCCGGTGACGTTTCGCCTGTTAAGTCAATCCTAGAAATATAGTTTTGCTTGGCAAGGCTTCTCAGTAGATCATCTCGTACTGTTTGCCACGCTTCTGAGGAGAGGAGACCTTTCAGCTTGTCGTGCTTGCTTATCAGCTCCCTGTCTTCCTTGCTTAGTTCTTCGCTCATAGTTTTTCCGTATTTGTTATGCGGTTTACTCGCTTGGCCATTGTTTTGAGTGGCTGCTCCAGTACGGAGTCCTCTCGTTCTTGTATTGAGCGTAGCCGCTCCACTATGTTAGGGCGTTTACGTTTACGGGCAAGCCTACTTTGAAGTGTACTCATACCGTTGTTGCTGCTTGTTGGATAGTGGCTGCACTAGGCAATGGCGGTGTTCCTGTCGGCGGCCCTGCTTGACTAGGAATCTGTCCTGCTGTTGCGTTCTGTACACCTCCTGCTGTTTGCCCTTGAGCTGCTGCTAATAGCTGCTGTAGTTCTGGCGGTGACTGTTCTTTCCTAAGCTGCGATACATCCAATCCCATAACATCGTATATCTGTTCGAGGATCATTCGCGGATCTAGACCCGAATCTGGTGCTGCCGATACTGTTTGCAGTACAGAGATAAGGTTTTGCACGAGTACAGACTTGTCGATCTCCTCGTTTGTAATGAATACCTTGAGGTCATACTGCGTGAAGTCTGGCTTATCTGTTAGTTTGAAGAACCGTTGATCCTTCTGCGATTTCAGCTTCGTAAGCATCTTCTCCTGCATCTTCCGTACTTTGTCTATATCGAATATCCGACCTTCCGTGTTCATCTTCTGAACCTCTTTAGCCAGTAGGCTGTTTACAAGGTACTTGTCGGTCTCCTGTAAGTCTCTAATATCTCCCGTTACACGGAGTATATCATCTCTTTTAATATTACGTGCAATGATCGGTAAAATCTGCCTTGTCATCCACCTCTGCAAGAAGAATCCAACCTGCTCTTTAACCTTTACGAACTCACTTTGTGCTCCTCGACTAGCAAGCACTGCGTTTGTCGCCGGAGTAGATGCTGGTAATTGTTCACCTGTTACAGACTCGAATGCACTTGTCACTCTTTGCGCCCATGATCCGGCTGTTTCTTCATCTCGGTAACTAGCTGCTGATGCTTCCTGTACGATCATTTGCTCAATATCTCCCATGTCCTTCACCTTCACAACTCCATTGACCGTTAGTCGTGAGAGCATGCTTTGTGTAATACCGGAGTTTGCACGAACCTTGAACAGTCCTAATTGTGAAACTCTGGCCCTTGCTATACGGATGTTTACGGTTGTATTCATCCAAAGCTGCATCCACATGACCTTTTCCGCTACTCCTCGACCGTACCAACGTGATTTAACACGCTTATACCAACATTCCTCATAAGGTTTCACTGGTCGTCCGATAAGGTCTGTGTTCTTGTTCTCCTCGATTAGATGAACCGCTCCGCCGTTGCCTATACCGGATACAACAACGTGAGACTCTACCCACTTGTCTTTGTCGCTTTCCTTCCCAGTAAGGAGGTCTTTCGGGATCTTACCCCATCGTTCGTATACCTCAATAAGTGGTGTAGATTTCGTATTCCCTGCTGAATTTGATAGATCCCTGTCTGTTCTGTGGGCTTCTGTTGTAGCGACCACATCCTCCTTGTTCTCCCAACCGTCCATAGACATGAACTCCTCCTGTGTCATGAGGGAACGCTCAATAATATCTGATTCCTGTATGTTCTCTGATGCTGGGTCAATATAAAAGTTTAGCAGGTCTACCGGTATTACTTTCGCATGCTTCTTGCCGTCAGAACCTACGACCTCAATAGTTTTCCATACGGCTGTTCCATCAATAGCGACCGTTTGCTCTAGGTCATCAAGTAATTGACCAAATTCCATCTCTTCCAGTGAATTGTTCACAATCTGCCGAACGATAGAGGTTAGGTGGATGGCATCTGCCTTTTTTGCACGGATATTGATGTCTTTTGTATCAAGGTCAATGTTTTTTACTACTGTGTCCACTACGCTCTCTGTGAGTGGTATCCAAATCTTCTTATTGCCGGCAGATGGGTCATTCGGTTTATCGAATATCCCCCAGAAGTTCTTTCTGAGTTTCTTAATGAGGTTTCGCATGTGAAAGGCGATCTTATCGGTAACAAAGACGTTTGCGTCCTGCCATTCCGAGACCTCTCGATCTACCATTGTTATAATTTTGTCAGATATGTCCTTCTTGATCGGCATATTATGTGTAATCTTCGTTAAATAGACTCAATTCCTCTTTATCTAAGGAAACGTCCACTGGGTCGTGAGAGAATATGGCATAACGAAGTGCATCGAGAGCATGGTTGTTGTCGTCGACAGGAATTTCGTTATTCGATTTCCCGTCTCTGTCTTCTGGATACCTATACGCCTCCATTTCCGAAAGAGTATGCGTACACTTGGGGTTGATAAACAGCCGTCCTTCCTTGATAAGTGACCGTATACGATCAATACCGGGAACGATGCGTTTATTCACCTCTCGCACATACAAACCTTCGTCCTCCATCTCCTTTATTCTATCAGGTTCTGCTGAATCAGGATAGAAGTAGTTAACGCCATAATCGGCAATATAACTCTTCCCTATATGTATTATATCACTAGTTAGCTTTCCTGTTTCATACCACTCCTCTGTAATGAAGTATCTTTTGTCCCTATCTTGCCCTATAACAAGCATAGCTGTTGGGTTTGTGAACCCGAAGTCAACACCACAAAACACTGCCGAGAAGTGATCTGGCTTCAGTCTTGCATAGTTTTCTGCGTTCTTGCTCCTATCGAAGTCCTTGTAAACAAGTCCCGTCATCTTCCTGAACTCTGCGAGGTACTCTTGAGCAAATACGTTCACGTCCTCCTTCTTCTTCGCCTCGTCTATCTCTTCAACGGGGATAAGTGGGTTATCGTAACTCGTAAAGTGGAATGTTGCCCATCTTTCATCTGATTCTGCCTCTGTATACACCTGATAGAAGTGATTGAACCCCTTTGGCGTACCGATAAACCAACACCACCCCTGTGTTGTCAGTAGGGTAGGGCGGATAATATGTGAAAATACGTTGGATTTCATGTCTGCGTACTCATCCAGTACAACGCCGTCCAGTCCAACTCCTCGAAGTGAATCAGGGTTATCAGCACCCTTGATGGTCACTCTTGCCCCGTTCACGAACTCAACAGATAGCTCCGACTCATTGATCTTTACTACGAGAGCAGAGGGTAATCGTGTTGCCTGTAGCTTCAACAGCTCCCATGCAATCATCTTTCCTTGCCTATAGGTTGGTGCAACGTAGAAAAACAGCCCTCTTTCTGTATCGAGAGCGTCTTCTATGAGCTTGTTCACCGCTAGATGGGTCTTACCGAAACGACGACCGCAAACAATAACCGCAAACCTTTTATCGCAGTCTATGATAGGCTGCTGGTTTACATGTGGTGTCCACAGTTCAACTGCTACTTCCTTCATATTGTAGGTCTATTACAGCTTTTCTGTTTATCCATAGATCTCTGTTTGGCTTATCTTTGTACGGGTGTTTAACGTGAGCGTCGTGATCCCATGCCACCGCTATATTCTGGTTCAAGCATCCAAACGTAGCTCCTAGCTTGTGCATCTTGTACGCAGTGTCTACATTCTCCCATCCAAATCCTCGCTCATCGTATATCTCATCAAACCCCCCTGCTTCCACGAGGAGTTCCCTTGAGGCACACCCCCAGTCTATTTCCCAACGGTGAAAATCTGTATGCTCATCTGGCCAGAAAGGTCTCCAATCCCATTTAATATCTTTATTTTCACTGTCTAGCTTCGTGGTCATGATACGGCGTTCGTCCTGTATCTTTCCGACTGGTGCGGTGAAGCATTTGTTTTTGTCCTTTTGGTATGCCTCCCAGAAGTTTATAAGCCCTGTAGGCATGATCCGGATCCAGTCTTGTAAGAAAACAATTAGCTCGCCTCGTGATTCCTCCAATGCCTTGTTCATCTGGTATGAGAGGTCTGTTGTTTCACGTGGAACGGACAGCCTTGGTAGCCATTCCCATTCAATATCAGGGTGTCCTGCCTTCTGTAGGGTCTTAAACGCAACCTCTAGCCCTTTTGGTCTGATGCTTGGTGTTATGACGCTGATTTGCATATAGATAATATTCCTTCCTTCATCTGGCGAGCGTACACATATTCCGAGTAATTCTCGATAACCCAGTCCCTCGTGTTCACTTCCTTGTCCTTCCACTTATTCACCTCATCTCGAATCCTCGCGGCACTTGGTTCAACGATTCCTCCAACACCACAGTCTCGTATGTACTCTGATGTTTTATCGCTATCAGCCATAACGATCGTAGGGATATTGCATGCCATTGCTTCAAGGACGGTTCGCTGTGATCCTCCAGTGGTGTGCGATGTGATCAAACAAGTACGCCCCATGTTATAGATGAGTGCTGTTGATTCAGCGTTCTGGTGGTGCAAAATGGCTGTACCGTGCTTTTGCAACGCTTCAATGACGTGTGGTTCATGTGGTTGCCAGTAGCCGCAAGCTAGTCCTTTCTCTCCCATAGCTTCTGCAAATAGCTCATGACGTTTCCATGCGGCCATCGTAGCGGGGAATACCGCATCAAATATCTTTGGTTGAGGCATTGGCTTAAATAGCTCGGTGTTTACTCCAAATGCTCGCTTTACGTTCAGCCCTCGTGATTGAAAGTCCTTGTAATATGATTCAGACTCAACAAACACAACGTCTGCCACGTTCTCGTAATCTCTGAATGGGCCACCAGTAAACGCTTGGGCTTTCGGTATGTTCACGTCCTTAAACTCTTCTAGTATTGGCCTTGAGAAGTCACAGAAGAATAGTATTGCGTCTGGTTCCCAGTCGAGCACTGCTTGCTTCACGTTCGGCTGGAACTGCAAGTCAAAACCACACTCATGAGGCATGGTGAACGTCTGCTCGTGCTTCTTGAAGAACTTTACGTCCCATTCCTTACCTAAGATACCAATAGCACGAAGAAAGCCGTCCTTGTTAAAGAAAACAGCACTCTTCTTGTTGTACCAGTCATTGACTATTGCTACCCGCATATATCGTTCTTAAAGTGATTTCCTATCTTTTCCTTTGCCTCGCTAAACGCACGCTTCCACTCTTGGATCTCCTCTTCTTTGTGTAAGACAATCTTCATGTCCCTGTAGTGGATCACAACTTCTTTATTTGGCATGCGGTACACCCTGATCCTGTTCGGGTTTCTTGCTGGTACGGGTGAGCAAAGCTCATCGTAATATGTTTCTTCTATGAGGCCCATACTATTTGATACTACTAATCGCTTCTGCAAGCTGTAAAAAGTCTGTTCTTCCCATGCCTAGTCTGTAGCGTCCGTAGTCTCCCCAGTGGCAATGAATACTCTCTGCTAGTTCAATGCGTATGCCGTGAGGCTTATCGGGGTTCTTGTATAAAAACTCTTGCGTCTCGTAGTTAAAGTCTTCTTGTTCGTATCCTTCCGTGGCTTTCGGAAACGTCTCTTTCATCTGTCCACCCTTCTCGGCTCTCATCTCATCATGTAGGTAAGGAACGAATACGCTGTTTGTTACCTCTGTATGAGTGCAAACAAACGCCTCTACAAACCTCTCTCCCGATTCCTTATGAGCCATAGCACGCTTGAAACCGTCTAAGAGGCGGTATTCTTTGTCCTCATCCCAAATATTATGCACAAGGATAGGTCGTATCTTTGCTGACTTCTTAATCAACCCCTTCAGGTACTCAATACCTTGCTGATGTTCTTCTTTGGTCTTGCCGTCTCGTTCAACGTCAACGTCCCATCCATCTTCTGTTTCAAAGTGGAACTCATCGAACATGCTTAGTTTTTCTATTGGTATCCAGCGTCTATACATAATATCCGACTCCTTCATCAATACATTTAGTAGGTCTGCACCATTCGAGGAATATCGACTCCAGGTGGTGTTTGTAAGGATTGTCCGGCTTGTGTACAAGATCGTGATAATAAAGTGAAATAAAGTGAGCCTTAGAGCTTGGTATGTAAAAATCAATGCCCCGTGAACTCACTTTCCTTCTGTCTTCTAGCAGTATCTTTTCAATTTCCGGCGGATAATACCCGTCTCCCGGATAGCGAACGTCTACAAAGTCGTAGTGTTCTGCAAAGAGTAGCACCTCGTCCTTATCTTCTAGAGATACGAATATATCTATGTCGTCATGTGTTTCTGTTCTTTCTGGTAAATAGTCCCAGTTACGCTGAACCACATAGTTTAACCCTTCGATCTTCTCTAGGAATGATTCCCACATACTATTTCTTTGTGGTCTTTTTCCTCGTCTTTCTCTTCACTACCTTCTTTGCTGCTGGTGGTTTCGGTAATTGCTCCGCTACCCATTTCTCAGCCTCCGCCTCTGTACTAAACCTGTCTTGCTTCTTAACGCCGTCAATCTCAACGTAAGCAATGAATGTACCTAACTGATAAACGATTCCCTTTCTTATTTCCATATTATTCTTTTTTAGATTTACCTCTAATAATATTATACACCACCTCGGCGTTCACATCTCCTTCTATCGATTGTGTTGCCTTTCCAAGTAGTTGGTCGCCTAACCAAGTAATCATCTTTGTGTCTCCTGATTCCAGCTTCTTCTGAATAGCATTATAGAACTTACGCTTGTTCTGCTCTTTATCCATGTACTGCATGAGTTCCTTACGCCACTTGAGTTGTCCTGGCTTACGACCTGCTCCGGCTCTTTTGCCTCCCCACTTCTTTTCCATATGATTTTTTGATATTTTCAAGTGATCCCGTATTCAAAATATGCCTTTTCTTTTGCAACCTTAGCAGAATATCCCTTCTTTTGCAAAACAGCTATTCTTCTCTTTGCACAAGATAACATCGTGTGACATGTGCCTTTATTCCATGCCCTATCGCCTTTTTTGAATCTATGTATCCCTGCCATATATTCAGTATATCAAATTAAGTCTTTGTATTTCAACTTTAGGTATTGTCTTTCCTTCTTTAGCTGACCGTTTAGCTTTGCTTTTATCAGGTCTTCTTCAGTGGCTTGTAAATATGCGTAATACATATTTATCTCCTTACTGAAATGCTTTTTGTCTGCCCACTTGCCTAGTCCATGGTGCTTTTCGCATAAGAGAATACAGTTCCACGATTCTTCCCTCTTTCTCCCACATGTATGCTCTATGGTTATTCTCCCTCCACATCTGGCATAGTGTTCGTTTCTTCTAACGCATTGCTGTGGTCTTGCTAGGACTTCTTCTAATACTTTCTTGTTCATTGGTTTCATATCTTTATCTCGTCTATAAGCCCTTCTCTTAGAGCTTCGAAAGCGTCCAAATTTACATCTCCCGTTACTGCTTTTTTACTTATGACATCGTAGTAATTATTTGTAGCAAGGTCTAGTTTCTTTTGGTACTTCTTTTTGTTGGCACGTGTAGGTGATCCAAGCTCTGGGGAATGATACATAAATGTTGTATGCGGGTATGCGATCTTGTGTTTACCAGCAGCCAATATCACCATACCTGCCGACTCAACTTCGCCCATGCAGTGGATGGTTAGGTCTATTTTGTTTGCTCTCACATAATCATATATAGCAAACGCAGGTGCTGCATCTCCTCCCGAAGTACAAAGTATTACATTGGCTGACTTGCTGTCCCCCAATGCATATAAGAAGTCAGAGAATGTTTGTGTTGTTATACTCTCAATTATTCTTATTTGTTTTAAATTTTTACCTTTTTCCATATAACGCATATCTGCTTCCGTTTATTTACCTCTTCTTTTACCTTCGGGTCCATTGGTTTCATAAAGGCTTTTCTCTCACTCATACTAACTCATAACGAATCCCAAGTCTTCCCCCTTAAAACTAAAATTATCTATAGTTTTCTTTCTTTTAGTTTCTTTCTTATAGTTAGAGTTCGGTTTCCGAACTGGTACCCGTCTGGTTTCCGAACTACCCCCCGTTCGGTTTCCGAACTGGTTGAGCGTGTCGTACCAGGTGATGTCGTATAAGTTACTCACACCTTTTCCACGAATAATCCTCAAACGACCTTTCTTCTCCATATCCTTTATTGTCTTAAAGAATCTCTCCCTCCCCCACCCTAGCTGTTCGGTTACTGTGGATGCCGAAGGGAAAGCACTGCTTTTGTTTATCGCATATAGCTTTAGAAAAAGATATAACTGTAACTCGTTAGCATCACATGCCGATATAAGTTCGTAATGGGCAAAAGCGAACTTCTGCTCTAAATGTTTTATTTTTGTCATATAAAAAACCGCTTAACTCTACCTACGGCGTACCCCGCGATAAACCACAGGCATAGATAGAATTAAACAGTCTTTGCGTTGCAGTACGCTTACAACACCTTCATTATATCACGAGTTCTAAAGTCGTCCGCTCTCCCCTGTGCATACACTGTGCAAGGTGTGGATAACTCTGGCGTGATATAATACTCCTACGTTCTTTTATACAACACATAGGCTCACTGAGCCGAAAGAAACAAGATTGCGCTCCCCCGTGGTCTTGTTTTTTTATTCCGTGCATGGTAAGGTCGTGGCGTATGAATGAAGAAACGCTAGACAAAGTCTATACAATAATAGACACGTTACAGGGTAGAAAGTGGGAAGAGCATGGGGATCAAATTCTAATCTCTTCACAAGGAAAGCTCGCAAGCCTTATGGCAAACGTGGGTGCTATGACCGCTACAGCAGAATATGAATACAGTGTGAAGAAAATAAACCACGAGCAGTACGAAAAGGAGCAATACTTCGTATATAGGAAAGAAGGCATGTCTGCAAAAGACTCCGAGGGTAATGCAAAGATAGATGCGTTCGCCAAAGAAAAGACAGTGTTTGAGGCCAGGCACTACTGGCAGACCCTTAAAACACTCTTAAAGGCTATGGAAGCTATGAGCGTGGCTTGTAGTACAACACTAAAGCATCAGTTAAGAGAACGGATGCAATCGAATAATCAAGGAAACTAAATATGCACGAAGAAGTAAAGAAGTACCTATCAGAAAGAAACAGCAAAGCTGCGAAAGCACGTTGGGCAAAGACTACACCAGAAGAACGAAAAGCCGTGTCAAAAAAGCTAAACGACATTAAACGGAAGAAGTTATCCCCAGAGTCTTGACGACCATGACCGTACATGGTACAGTATAGACAGATGAGGGATTAACCTCACAAAAACATCCATATATGAAATATACATATGCAACTGCCTCAGACTTTAAGAGGCGACAAGTTAATACAATGGCCCAGTTCCATACTCGTCAATTAGCAACGATCATGAACGGGCTGAACATGCCTAAGTGCGATACATGCGGCAAGAACTCACACATTGTGAACTTACACGGAGATAATCCATGTGAAGCGTGTAGTAAATAATATGTTTAGTCACATACACGGCGACTGTAGCGGTTGCGGAAAAGATCACGATGAGTGGGAATGCCCGACACTCGAAGAAACAGGAAGAACATGCTCGGACGATGAATGTAGAGAGGCACATGAAACATCAGAAAGTTATGAGTATGACCGAGCAACCATTCATCAGTTATGAATATAAGAGAGCCTTCTTTGTAGACATGTTGGGTCTAACGGACGAACAAATAGCGTCCATGATCTACGCAGAGATCAGAAACATATTTAGAAGGAGGAATAAAAAACTATATAACGTATTATATGAAAAACATCCTAACGAAATTGAATAAGATTCAAACAGAACTTAAAGCACCAAAGGGGCAGTACAACACATTCGGTAAATACAAGTATCGAAATGCCGAGGATATTTTAGAAGCACTGAAGCCCCTTCTGGTAAAGCACGGAGCATCTTTGCGAATTACAGATAGTATAGAGATGGTTGGTGATCGGTATTATGTAAAGGCAACTGTGCATTTGTCCGATACGGAGACCGCAGAAGAGCTTACCGTAGAAGCACTTGCAAGAGAGGCGGACAGCAAAAAAGGTATGGACAGCTCACAGGTTACTGGTGCTACTTCCTCATATGCACGAAAATACGCTCTAAACGGTTTATTTGCCATAGATGACACGAGGGACGCAAACACGCAAGACAATTCAAAGGAGGGGCAATTCAACGAAACGCATGCGAAGAAAATCGCTAGTATCAAAACCACAGAACAGCTAAAGCAATACTGGGAAACCCATCAATCATTAGGAAAGGAATTTGCAAGAGCAATAACTGAAAGAAAAAAAGAAATACTCCAAACTGAAAAGATGATTGACGATATTGAAACCGCAACAAAGAATGTATGATAATACACGACATTGAGCAGGGTACGGACGAATGGCATGCAATAAGAGAGGGTAAACTCACAGCCTCACATGGTCAAGAAATATCAGCCAACGGCAAAGGGCTTGAAACCTATATCTACAAAATGCTGTCGGAAAAATACTCTTCCGCCGAGAGAGAGAATTATACAAATGAACACATGGAGCGAGGAAACGAGCTTGAGCCAATAGCAAGGTCAATGTACGAAATGCAAGAAAGTGTGTCGGTCGATGAAGTCGGCTTTGTCGAATTAGATGAATATACAGGGGCGAGCCCAGACGGATTTGTAGGAGAAGACGGAGGTATTGAGATTAAATGCCATGCAGATACCAAACATTTTAGATTGGTATTGAACGGAGAAAAAGAAATAGAAAGTAAATATAAATGGCAATGCCAGATGAACATGCTTATCACGGGGCGTAAATGGTGGGACTATGTAGCGTACAATCCCAATTTTGAGCAATCACTTGTTATCTTCCGTATCGAAGCGGACGAAGAAAAGCATGAAAAACTCAAGAAGGGACTGGAAACTGGGAGAAAACTAATAAAAGAAATAAACAAACAATATGGAAAATAGAAGTATAGCAATAGTCATAGCACTATTATTCGGAGGTGTCGGCGGTCATATGTTCTATGTGGGAAGACCTGTTAGTGGGATTATTCGGTTCTTGTTCTCATGGACCTTTATACCCACGATTATCGCCATTGTAGATATATTCAAATATCTGGGCATGAGCGATAGACAATTTAAGAAACACGTTCGATTAAATAGCAAATAAATTATATGAAAAACTTAAATAAAACATTGTCAGGAATCTTAATTGCAACGGTGGGGGTAAATATTACAATCGGTATTATTGAACCGTATCTCACGATAGAAGCGTCTAATATCTGGTATACGCTTATAGGACTGTCTTATATAACAGTTGGGATATGGCTACCTATAAGAATATTAAGTGATAAATAATATGAACGACAAACAATTTGCAGTAGGATTTTTTGCAGAACACAAGGACATTGACGGCTCAAACGGTACATTCCGCATTACTAAAATTGGCGTGAATGTTGCAGAAGCAATAGACTTCTTGCAAGCACACCAGAATCAAGCAGGATATGTCAATCTTGACCTTAAAACGGCTCAAAACGGAAAGGCATACATTGAACTAAATACCTATCAAAAACCTGATACAGCTCAATCTGAAGCTCCTCAGTGGGAAGGTAGAGAGCAGGCAAGGCAGGCGGTGCAGGGAGATGATATAGATTTGGAAGATTTACCATTTTAATATGAGCACGAGAGCGAAGGGGCGCAGGCGTGAAGTAATGGCACGTGACGAACTAAAAGAACAAGGGTTTAGGGTTATGCTCGCACCAATGGCAAGCAGATGGCAACGGCAGACCGACATGTTTGGATTATGGGATATAATAGCCGTTCGGCATGATACAGTTCGCTTTATACAGGTAAAGTCCAGAAAGATATACGGAAAAGCCTTATTGCCATTTCATGACTTCAAGTGCCCCCTTAATTGCTCTCGTGAAATATGGACATATAAGAAAGGAAAATCTGGATTTGATATTCAATACCTATAATCCCTTCCTCACTGAACACGACAAGTACGGGAACGCGGAAACTTCTGAACGGGCATGTATGCACTTGCATGTATCCTCGCTCTTTAGCGGAAGTCCATTCTCTTGTTCAGTAAGGAGGGTGTTATGCCCTATCGCTCCGAGGTTTGCATGGATGTTATCCTCGGAGCGATAATGCATAACTAATAACGTATGAACAACCAATACATAGTCGCAGACATAATTGAAAAACACATCGGTACAAATTACACCAAGCAAGTTCTCCTTGCTGCTGAAGAAATAGAACTCACGCTTGAGATACAATCTCTTAAAGAGCGCATAGCCTTACTTGATAAAGTAATTGATAAAGTAAAACCAAATAATAACAAACAACAACTTATAGACTGGGCGCTCTCTTTCGGCAAAGACGAGAACTGGATAGATGAGCGATTCATTTTCCACAAAGATGGGCGTATAGAGTCAAAGAATGAATGGTTGTCATTGAAGTTTATGGGTATTTCTTATTTACCAAAAGCTTTTTCTGCCATTGAGGGTGTGACGACGCTCTACCTCAATGGCAACAATATCTCCAAGATAGAGAATATACCGGATAATGTGACGAAGCTCTCCCTCGGTAGCAACAATATCTCCAAGATAGAGAATATACCGGATAATGTGACGACGCTCTCCCTCGGTAGCAACAACATTTCCAAGATAGAGAATATCTCGGATGGTGTGACAAATCTCTACCTCGGTGGCAACCCCATCGAGAACCCAGAAGATAAACCAGAAACAGTAAAACATTTCTTTCTATGACCAAACAAGAAGCGGTTTGGCAGTACCAAGGGGGGCATGATGGGTGTGAAACCCTACCAATCGTGTACCCCTTGGTGCTTATCACCAAGGAGGGAAAATGAAGAAGGAATCTTTGTACATTGCACAAGGTCGATGCGATTCATGCCTACAATTTGATTGGGCGATTGCCTCGTCTATATTGGATGCTAGGCTACTGCTAGGTCATCAACATGGCAGAGACCATCTCTGGTCTGGTCATATCACTATCAACCCTATCTCAAAGGCGAGTGCCAGAGAGATGGAGAGGACAAGACGATGAAAGAGAAAGTGAAACACACCCTGTGTTCTCTACTTCTGGTATCGCTCGGCTTCCTTGCAGGGAACAAATGCGACCCCGAAGAGAATGACCGAGTACGATACGAGGGATTGCTCATCGACGGTGCGTGGGCTGATAGCGTCACCATCAACGATGAAGATTCCAAAATCATTATCACTACATGGGACGAAACCGTTCGCCTATGTTATGACGGAGATGTAGACATTCAATTCTTCGGTACGCAGAACCTCTACGGCTTCGACTGCCAAGACTTCCACTACAATCCGAACGACAAGGACTTCACCTTGAATTACACTTACGGATTACTCGTTATTCCTATCGAAGGATGCATTAGAGATAACGATACTATTCGTCTCTCTATCTTCTCAATCGGTACAATGTTCGTGCGGAGGACTAAATGATTGGTCCATGCTCACCTTGTAAGTATTATCGGATACTAAAAGGCACACAGTATGACATTGCTATGTGCAAAATGTGCAAGCGTATCAAGCTAATGTGTCCTCATTGCGAGGGGACTATGCGTGAAGACCATCGCTACAACTTTCAAGAGTTCTCATGCGTAAGGTGCAACCACACCACTAATCTACGCTCTATCTGGGGTTAGGGTACGCACTGTACCCCCCCTGTTTATTAAATTAAACGTATATGCCAAAAATAGAACACATACTACACGGAAACTTCAACCGCAGCCGTCTGGGCACCGGTACGGCTGACAAAATAAACGAGATAATCGATGCGGTAAACGATAAAAGAGACATTCAGTTTGTTTTGCAGGAGTTGTTTCACTGTGTAAGAACAGGAGAACCAATGAGCGGTAGACTAGAGTTAAAGATAGAAGAACTTATAGAGTCTCTTTGATAAGTTATGGTGTTCATATGCGAGGGACACTATAGTAATCTATAGTTGAAACTAGGAGAGGCTAGCAAAGCAGAGAATTGAAGGGACGATATTATAGTTATCGGATACGAATATTGACGCATGATATAATGCACTCATGGAAACAGCAATAACATTCGGTCTCGCTATTCATACCTTCCTATTATTCCTTGCGTTGATTGGCGTGTACTTCGGTGTGAAAGAACGTGAGAAGGATTACTTAATAGGATTCGGGCAAATAGCTG